TTTGAAAACACAGGGCATCATCTTTGATAATTATGACCCTCAAAATGCCACCAGCCAAGATTGGCTCAGTGCTGCCAAAGAGTTCATGTTCTGGACCAAACACAATTGGGAACCAGGAGCTATTATTGCCCTAAGCCCATCTGCACAAAAATTAGAGATTTCAGTGCCGATAGGAACACCAGACAATTTATTAGACGGATTCTATGACTACCAGATCCTCAAGGGAGACGGAACGCCGTTGGCTCCGAGATTTATAAATGTTAACAGAAGTTTTCAAAATCTCAAGATAGAAACCACAAACACTACCGACGGTATCTACTATGCAAGACTGCATTATGTAATAAAAGAACACGTCACTGTATTTGATGATCGCACAGTATTCAATGATATTATCTATGACAAGCCTACTGGATATCGTCAGGGCCGTATTAAAATGCAGGCCTTCCGTACAGTGGACTGGGACGGCGACTACACCAGTCCCGGATTTATATTTGATAATGTGGATATACAGATCTGGAAACCTTTCAACGATTATAGACTAGGAGATATCGTATCTTACAAATCGTATGATTGGACTAGCCTTGTAAATCAACTAGGCACAGAAGAATTCAATGATGCCAACTGGACAAAACTAGATTCAAAACCAGTCAAACAGCTAGTGTCAAATTTTGATTATAAGATAAAAGAATTCAGCGATTATTTTGAAACTTCCTCTCAGGGACTAGATCAAAGTCAACGAGAATTAGCTAGACACGCCATTGGTTATCAACAACGAGACTATCTACAAAATCTTGCAGATGATTCTGTGAGCCAATATCAATTGTACCAAGGATTTATTAGAGAGAAAGGCACTGCCAACAGCATAAACAAAATTTTTAACAAGCTCAGCAGATCGGGTTCAGACAGTGTTATACTCAATGAAGAATGGGCCTTTAGACTAGGTCAGGTTGGCGGTGTTGATCAATTTTCAGAAATTGAAATTCAACTAGAAAAGAATAGATTTAAATTGAATCCACAGCCGCATTTGGTTACCAGCAGCGAATCGCATAATGCATTGGATCAATATTACAGGTTTACTGCCAGTGATTTTACAATTTCTGCAATTCCTTACACTACGGATATTTTACCTACTACAGTAGATCTAGAACCAGAATTAACTGCTGGCTACGTTAGTTCGGGGCAGTATCAACATGTGATCGGCACAATAGATCAATTAACCACATTGGATATAACCACAGTTGACGAAAATGATCACATCTGGGTAACATTCGATCAAGACTCATGGCAGATACTTCGAGTTAACGAATCTCCACTGCTATATGTCACCGAAGCACTGCGTATAGACGACACGGTTGTTACTCTGACACTGAATAGACCGCATTCGATAGTAGTTGATAGTTATGTAGGGTTCCGTGAGATTGTCAACCTTAGTGGATTTTTTAAAGTCAGCGCAGTAACTAATACCACTATAACAGTTGTGGTCAACGCAGACATCAGTGATCCCGAGCTAGATTCCAGCACAACAGTTAATATTCAATTATTGACTACTGCAAGATTTGCCGACTATGCAGCTGTCGATCAACAGCCAGTAGCATTGTTGAAAAACAAATCATTGGTATTTGTAGACAACAACGGCAGCGATCAATGGGAAGTAGTACAGAAAAATAAATTATATACTGCGAAACCTATAGTAGATTTTGGTACCTCAGCACCACTGCTCACTGGTGCTAAGGTTATTTACGACAATGTCAACAAACACGTGATCAGCAGCATGCCTGGCGCAGGATTTGTAAATGTGTATGTGGAAACAGATACAGGACTTTCGTTAAAACAGATCATAGCACCACCTATTGGATTCTATGACATTGCTCTAGGATCGTTCGGCGAAAAAATGGCAGTAAGTCCAGACGGCAAATATCTAGTAATCGGTGCGCCTACCGCCAGCGGCGTAGTGAACAGATACATGGGCGAGTGGCAAACCGAAGTGGCCTATGAACAAAATGATATCGTGCTGTATGGTGGTAGACTTTATAGAGCATTAAATGCCAATGGAAATTTTGTTGGTCTAGGTGATGGTAGTACACAGGTAGCTATAAATTCAGATGATTGGGTACAACATACCACAGTTATCCCTGCTGAAACATCAGCACGTAATCCCGGCTATTATCAACAAGGTATGGTTGCTGTATATGAATTTATCAGCGGCAGATATATCAACACCACAGCGTTTGTGAGTCCTCGACCCACAGACAACGAAAAATTTGGATCAGAAATCACGGTTGGAGTAAACGGAACCGAATATTATCTAGCAGTATCTGCCATAGGCTCTTACAACAACACAGGCAGAGTATATCTTATCAAGTACACCGGAGCTGAATGGACACACATGGAAAACCCTTTGTACAAGGGTATCTACAATCTGTTTGATTCATACAAGCAAGGTGAAATAGTATGGCAAGCTGCTCAAGATCCTGTGGGCGAAGCTGTTCGTGGCAACCTCTGGCAGAGTCTAGATGGTTCAACATCAGACGGCAGCACTATAACTCTAGATTCTCAGAATTGGCTAAAAGTCAGTGAGATTTCTACACACTGTTCGTTGCCCACAAATATCTCTGTAGAAGATGATGGTTCTACCTTAGAATTTACTACCACAGGACTGTTAACAGACACACAAAAAGCAGAATTAGTCAAGCAGGGAGATCAATTTGGTTTTTCTATGACCATGAGCAGTGATGGTAGTATATTGGTCATAGGCGCACCCGACAGTGACGGTGCCTACTTTGCTAATTATAGAGGACTATGGCGTGCCGATGTAGAATATGTTGAAGGCGAAACAGTTAGATACCGAGGATCACCTAGCGAGTCATATCAGTACTATCAGTTAGGTGATTTATTCTTAGGCCCAGATAGTACATATCGAAGCTACAACGAGGATCCCTCAGACAGTGCAAGTTGGCAACAAGTTGGAGATAGTACCTCCACTTCCAGCGGTAAGATTTTTGTTTACAAGAAAACTCAATATGATTCTTATGAACTAACCCAGATGATCAACGCCGGCTCGTTGTCATCGTTTACCGATATTGATTCTGGGTTAGTTATTAGCACAGGAGATCAATTTGGTTTTAGTATGGACATGGATTCCAACGGAACAACCTTAGCTGTTTCTTGCCCTAGATCAGATGTAAACTATCAAGATCAAGGTGCTGTATTTGTGTTGGAACTAGATCAACCAGTTACTGAATATCGTGTGAAACAACGTTTACAGAGCTATGAAATATATGCCAACGAATATTTTGGCTTTGCTGTATCAGTGAGTCCTGATAGTGCGAAAATAGCTGTAGGTGCTAGAAATACCAAAACGCCATTTCCTATCAACTTTGATCTACTAGAAGGTACTACATTCGACAATAGCAGAACACGCTTTTATGTAGAACAAGGATTTACTGGTGGAGTCTATGTGTTTGATAAAAAGGATCAAATATTTTTCCTCACAGAAAAACTTGACAGCGATTTACAAACAGATGAATCATTTGGTCACAGTGTAGATTGCGTGGGCACAAAGTTGCTGGTCGGGTCTCCTTACTATAGAAATTCAGTGACTAATACCTATCAAGGAATTTCTCGACTGTTTACTTCCAACACCACCGGCGCAAGTTGGACCACGTTGACCAACCAACAGCCATTGGTTGATCTAAGAAAAATAAAGAAAATTGAACTCTATGACAATGTCAAAAATGTAAAAATACAAGATGTAGATTACATTGATGCTGCTAGAGGAAAAATTTTAAACATAGCCGAACAGGAAATAAAATATAAAACTCCCTATGACCCTGCAGTATACACTGTGGGTACAACATCAGTGGTAGTAGATACTACTATTAACTGGTTGGAAAAAAATGTAGGCAAATTATGGTGGAATATCAGCACCGCTAAGTTTCAATATGCAGAACAAAAAGATTCTGCCTATAGAATAGGAAATTGGAATCAAACCGTTCAAGGCGCCAGCATTGATGTTTATGAATGGGTAGAAACAGTGCTATTACCTAATGAATGGGCAGCTTTGGCAGACACCAATGCAGGTCTAACTCAAGGCATCAGCGGACAGCCTTTGTATCCTAACAATGATGTTTACAGTGTGAAATTTTTCTTTAGTTCTACTACTGGTCAAGTTTCAGAAACATTGTACTATTACTGGGTTAGAAGCAAGGCTGTGACTCCGGCTAACATGGTGGGTCGCAAACGATCAGCAGCCGAAGTGGCAAATTTAATTTCTAACCCCGCAGGTACTGGCATTGCATTTGTGGCATTTTTGCAATCAGACAAATTTTTAAGTTATAATTTTAAATCAATTATGCAGTCTGACACTGCACTGATAAATCTACAAATTAGAAAAAATTTAGAATCACAGATTCCTGTACACAACGAATATCAATTGCTCACAGAAGGTGTGGCTGATAGTTTGCCTTCTGCTAAACTAGAAAACAAATGGATCGACAGTCTCGTAGGTTCGGATATCGCCGGCAACAAAATTCCGGATATATCATTGTCAGCCAAACAAAAATACGGAATTGAATATCGACCCCGGCAAACCATGTTTGTTGATAGAATTTTAGCACTGAAAATTGTTATAGAATACATCAACAATATTTTACAAAAAGAAACGTTTGCAGAGACCATAGATTTTACCAATCTCAGCAGTGTGGATACTGTGCCTAGTTCTGCATTAAATCTTTATGATGTGGCAATAGACACCGATGTTGACCTTCAGACAGTGGGGACCACTAATACTCGTCGTGCTGTTCTACGAGGCAATCTAATCAATGGCGAATTAGATACCATAGATATTGTGGATCCTGGCTACGGATACAAACCCAAAGAATTATTTGATCAAGAACAGAGTGGAATTTATATTGGCCCGCCGATCGCTATATCCGGAGACGGAATTAACGCTACCGCAGTGTGTCATATAGACGGCCAAGGTCGTGTAATTATTGTGGTAGTAACTAATCGAGGTAAAAAATATAGTAGCATAACTGTTCAGGTAAGATATTTTTCTGTGTTAGTTAACAATGATGCTACCCTAAACGATTTTTGGAGCATATATTCTTGGGATGATTTACGAAAAGTATATTTCCGTAGCAAATCTCAATCCTTTGATACGACCAAATATTGGAGCAAAATAGATTGGGTCCGCACAGGATATAACAGCAGTCTTCGAATAATTAAAGAATTAAACAGTATCTACGACGTAGTTGATGCTCAAATTGCCATCGGTGACATCATAAAAGTCAAAGAATATGCTGCCGGTGGTTGGGCCATATTCGAAAAAATCTCAGACACTGCTGAGTTGTTCCTAGACAGGTATCTATTAGTCAGCAGACAACTTGGCACCATCGAAATAAATTCATCATTATATAATACAGGTATAATTGGGGTTGGATTTGACAACACACAAGCATTCGACACCACAACATATGACATTGAAAATTCTAGAGAATTAAGAAATATTTTCACAGCGATCAAACAACAAGTGTTTGTTGGTGACTATGCAGTGGAATGGAACAAGTTATTTTTTGCTTCAATACGACATGTGTTCAGCGAACAGCAATATGTAGATTGGGTGTTCAAAACCAGTTTCCTAAATGCCACACATAACATTGGGGCATTCGAACAGAAAGTTAATTATAAAAACGACAATTTACAGAGTTATCAAGAATACATCAACGAAGTTAAACCATTTAGAACCACGGTTAGAGAATATGTAAGTCGTTATGATACCCCAGAAACATATTCATCGGCAATAGCTGATTTTGATTTGCCACCGTCATATTCAATCTTTGATGGCCGAGCCAATCCTGTTAATGCGTTATCTGCAGAAATATCGCAGTATCCATGGAAATGGTGGGCAGATAACAACGCCTACACGGTAACTGCTATAGAAGTGTATCAACAGGGCTCAGACTATATCACTCCTCCCAAGGTATTGATCAGCGGAACAGGTACCGGTGCCACTGCTAAAGCATTTATTTCCAACGGCAAAGTTTCAAGCATACAGGTACTAACTGCAGGCTCAGGGTACACCGCGGCACCAACGATTACATTGGTGGGCGGAAACTCTCCTACCTCTATCCAGGCTAAAGCAGTATCGGTTATAGGTGATGCTCAAGTTCGAACATTTGATGTCTCAGTAAAATTTGATAGAATTTCTACAAGCGGAATTTACAACACATTTTCACAGACGCAGACATTTACAGCCACAGGCAGTAGTGCTGTGTTCTTGCTGAATTACTCACCAACTAACGACAAAGCTAAAATTAGAGTAACACAAAAATCATTTGTAACTAAAAAAACACAAGTGGTGTTAGCCAGCGAATACTCAATCAATCTATATTATCAAGCCACTGATAGTTATTCTTTATTGCGTGGAAAACTGGTGTTTAACACAGCGCCGTCTAAAGATGATGAAATAATAGTGACCTATGACAAGAACATTTTGTTATTCGATGCTGTGAATAGAATCAACCAATCCTACACACCCAAAGCAGGCATGATAGGAAAAGAACTAAATCAGTTGATGACAGGTATTGACTTTGGTGGAGTTAGAATCCAAGGAACCACATTCGATGTTACTGGTGGTTGGGATGCTCTACCTTGGTTCACAGACAATTGGGATTCAGTGGAGTCTAGTTCGGATTATTATCATGTTGCCGATGGCAGTACTGGCACAGTAACACTACCATATATACCAGCTGCTGGCCAACAAATCAATATCTATGTCAAACGAAAGAATACTAACATCACTGTACGTGTTGATGATGAAAATTATTCACCGGTGCAGGATTCTAGCACAGGCACAAATCCAACAGCAGAAATGCCAACATTTGTCGGTGATGGCGTGAATGCAGTAGTGACCATTGGTGGTTATCTAAGTACCATAGACGGTGATATTCTTATATTCCGTCCTATAGAAAGCGATGGATCTGTTGTTATAACAGATGACAATATTCTAGATACCAAACTCAGTGGAGGATCGCTGTCGTCGATCAGCGGCGCCTACGCCACAGCTAATGGTACCACAGCAGAAGAAATAACTATCACTGGTGGTAAATTCATAGATCCTACAGTAGTGCCAGCACCTGAAGAAAATGTTCCGGGGCAGGTGATAGAAAGTGTTTCAATCAAGGTATACAACAATGCAATCTCTGGTGCTGCAACACTACAATCCAATGTAAAAACGGCTAACGGTACAGATACAGAATTTGCCATAGGACAAACAGTATTAGAAACGCAGTCAGTGTTTGTGTATGTGTCTAATACACCAAGAACTATTAACACACACTACACTATCGATCTTGAAACAAATACTGTAAACTTCTTGGCGGCTCCGTTAGCAGACGAATTTGTAGAAATATTCAGTATTGGAATCGGTGGTGTTGGTATTTTAGATTATCAAAGTTATACCGCAGATGGCGCTACTGGATTATTTTTGACCAATGCCAATTATGACAATACCAGCAGTGTATTTGTTAGTGTTAATGGCACCCAGGTTGATGTGGGATTCCGTAACAGCACAGATGTAGTCGATGCTGTGGGCAAAACTTTGGTAGATTTTGGAATCACTCCACAAGTGGGAGACATAGTTAAAATAGTATGTTTGGAAGCAACAGCTGATATTGATAGTTCGGGATTGTCTTTGGTACAAGTTAATACTCAGACCTTCTACTTTGAAGGAAGCACAAGAAGTTTTGAGATTACCGGCTTTAGTGAATTAACTAGGGGGTCGACTCTAAGCTCAATGATAGTCGAAGGCGCCGGTCGATTGTTGAAAGGGCCCGATACAGTATATGCTGTCTATGACGGTACCAATAATGTATTCTCGCTAGGTTTAGACCCACTCGAACCCGGCGGCAGCATACTGCCATCAAATCTAAAAGTTTTTATAAACAATATACCTAGAACATTTATTGTAGACTACACTCTAGATGGACCTGCTAAAGTGCTAACTGTTAACGCATCTAAATTATTCATCGGCGATGCTATTAAGATTGAAAATGATCTCAGGGCAGAATATTCTATACAAGATAACACTATTACTATCGACTCTGCATTTGACTTTGGATTTCCTGGAGATTCTACAGTATCTGATTCGACATACCCTGCAGTTAATGTCACCTGGTTTGGCGAGTATCCATCTATGGATATTATCCAAGATGAAAGCAGTGGGGGTCAAGTACAGTATAAATTATCAAGATCTCCGATCTCAGTAAGCTATGTGTGGGTATATAAGAACGGACTTCGCTTAAGACAAGATAAGGACTATTATGTGAGTTTGCCTAGAGCGGTGGTATACGTCACAGCGGTTTCAACCCCTGCAGATACTATAAAAATTGTAAACTTTTCCAATGAAATCTTTAAATTACCGTCGGCTTATGAAATTCACAAAGACATGTTGAATGTGTTTCATTACAATAGATTTTCAAAAGATGAATGTAAATTAACCAAGGTGTTAAACTACTACGATACAACAATAGAAGTTACTGATGCTACTGAATTGTCTCAGCCAATAGCCAATAGAAATTTACCAGGTGTTGTGTTCATTCAAGGTGAACGCATTGAATACATGTCAAAGGTAGGCAACATATTGAGCCAACTACGTAGAGGTGCTCAAGGAACGGCTATAGCAAATACATATGCGCAGGACACAGCAGTTGTTGATGTAGGATACAGTGAAGTGATCCCGTATAACGAAGTTCAGCAGAGAACTGACTTTACCAGCGACGGTAGCACATTGTTAATTGGACCGCTAGATTTTGTGCCTCAAAAGGGTACTAGAAGCGGAACATGGTACAGAAGTTCTATACCAGCAATCTATGGTCCTTGCGATCAAATAGAAGTGTTTGCCGCAGGCCGTAGACTAAAAAAAGATCCTCAAGCCGTTTATGTAGAAGCCAATGGTGCTGCTAGTCCAGCAGCAGATCAGACACAAGAAGCCGAGTTCAGCGTAGACGGTGCAACAGCACAGATACGACTTACCACTGTTCTACCAGCAGGTACTCGAATCACAGTGTTACGAAGACAAGGTAAAACTTGGCATGCTAGAGGTGAAACAACGGCTACAGATGGCGTAAGTTTGATAGATTCTGATACAGCCATAGCTAGATTCATTGTGGAAAAGACCACAGCTATACCTGAATAAATACATGATGGAACAAAAAGAGATCAAAATGCCAAACAATCAAGATCAACAAACAGTTAGTCCCCAAGCTCGCCCTAACGAAACAGGCGGGTTTCATTTTGAAGGACATATAAAAATCCATGATCCCAACACCCAAGAAGTCTTTGTGGACAAACGCAATGCTATTCATTATGAAAATATGAGTGTGGCCATGGTCAACAGTTTAAGCAATCAAGGCTACGGAACAGTGTACCAAATGATTTTTGGTACAGGTGGGACCACAGTGGACCCCACCGGGCTTATCACATATCTTACTCCGAATACAGTGGGAGTAAATTCTAGCCTATACAATCAAACCTATCAAAAAGTAGTGGATCAAAACGCCATTGAAAATCAAGATCCGATTAGAAACAAGATGGAAATTAGACATATCAGCGGTGCAACCTACAGTGATATTTTGATCAGTTGTTTATTAGATTACGGCGAGCCTTTAGATCAAGAAGCCTTTGACAACAGCGTGGATATGAATGGTGAATTTGTGTTCGATGAATTGGGATTAAAAGGTCTCGGCCCAAATACATCAGACGGAAAGTTACTGACTCATGTTATATTTCATCCAGTACAAAAAAGTTTGAATAGATTACTGCAGATAGACTACACCATACGTGTGCAGAGTTTAACTGGCTTTGCTGAGGTCTAATCATGCCATATATAGTTAATTTTACAGATAACCAAAACAAAAGTCCTATCACAGTATTTGATAATACTTCTAGCACAGACACCAGCCTAGTCTTTCCTGGTCGAAACGTCACCGGCTACGGACAGATCATAGCGGAAAACTTTTTATCACTGCTGGAAAATTTTGCATCTACTAACCAACCGGTAAATCCAGTAGAAGGACAGTTATGGTATGACAGCACTGGCGGCACACAGACTCTGAAAATATGGGATAACACAGCATGGAAAGCAGCCTCAGGCATACAGAAAGGTGTTAGCCAACCTGCGGTTGAGACTAGTAAAGTTGGCGAACTTTGGGTAGATACCACAAACCAACAACTGCGCATTTTTACTGGCACACGATGGATTTTAGTTGGCCCTACTGAAAGTTCAGTAGGCGGTTTAAGATACGGACCCGTAATAGAAAAAATATCTGATTCCGACAACGTAGATAGATTTATATTGGTATTTTATATTGCCGATATTCCTGTGATCGTTATAAGCAAGGACAGCTTTACTCCTAAAACTTTAATCACTGGATTTGTCACGGTAAAATCGGGAATAAACATCAGTGCTCCGGCCGATTCCACTGAAATAGCCAATTTTGTAGGAGGGTTTTTACCTCTGCTTAACGGTACGGCTAAAAATGCTCAAGCACTATTAGTAGGTGGAGTAGAAAAAGCTGCAGGAACATTTCTCAGATCAGACACTATTAACACCACTGATTATGAAATAAAAATAAAAAACAACAACGGTCTTTCTATCGGAGTTGACGAAACATTCAAGTTGTTATCGACTGAATCATCTAACAGCATATACAATTCTGCAGCAGGTAGTTCTCTTGATTTACAGACTAACAGAAACGGAATTCCTGCAACAATACTTAGAGTAATAGATAATCTTGTAGGAATAAATCAAGAAAACCCAACCGAATCTCTAGATGTTATTGGTAATTTTAAACTCACAGGAACACTAGTATCTAACAACACCACAGCTAGTAGTAATTTGAATAATGGTAGTATAAGAACACTGGGCGGAGCAGCAATTACTAAAAACTTAATTGTAGGAGATGGCATAGATGTTACTGGAACCCTACAAACTAATACCATACAACCAAGTCTCACCAACACCTATGATTTAGGCACAGGTCTAAAAAGATTCAACAATATACGTGCTAAAACAATCATAGCAGATACCATACAGGGTGTACTAGAAGGAAATATCAGTGGTAATGCTAACACTGCCACTGCCCTGAGCACAGTGACTAGTTTTCAACTAGCAGGCGATGTTGTGTCACCTGCTGTGCCGTTTGACGGTCAGGTAGGCGCAGCTACTAAAATCTTCAATGCTACTCTTACCGCAAACATCATAGCAGGTAAAAGTGAACCGGCACCTAACCGAGGTAAAAAGGGAGATTTTGTATTAACATATAGACCAAGTGAAAGTACTTTGGCTAGTTCGGGATTGTTGAAACAGACTAGAGAAGTTTTCATGGGCGATTTAGCTGTGCCAATTGGTGCAATATTACCTTATGCGGGTGGAACTACTCCTGATGGATATTTGTTATGTGATGGATCAGAAATTGAAAGATCAAAATTTGGTGATTTATTTGACATTATTGGAGTTACATTTAATGGATCCGCAGCATTAGTGGGTGTGAATACATTTAGATTGCCTGACCTTAGGGGTAGATTTGCTCTAGGCAAAGATAACATGGATAATGCAGGAACTGTACCAACATCTGCAGGTCCTTATATAGACGCCGGTGGTGGTACTGCAGGCCGTGTTCCAGACGTGCAGGCCACGATCCTGGGCGGTGCAGCGGGCCTTAGCTCAGTGGCACTGACCTTGGCCAACTTGCCAGAACACAGTCATACTTTGTCAACAGCTACTCAGGACTATGCTGCGGTAGCAGTGAGTACAACACTTGATCCATTGGCCACTTCTGGTCTAGGACCAACAGCCCCAGGGCAAGCACAGTACCTTAAAGATAGTGGCAATGTCAAAAAACCAGTAGGTGTTACTCTTGGAACTGCTGTGGGATTAATGAATCCGTTTCTATCAATGAACTTTATAATCAGATCCGGACCACCGGCATTCTAACAGGTAAAATAACATGGCATATCAGATTAACAAAACAGACGGAACCATAGTTGCTACTGTTGCTGACGGTCAAATTGATGATCGATCAACAGATATTACCTTAATTGGTAAAAACTACAGTGGTTTCGGAGAAATATTTAATGAAAATCTAGTTAAGATATTAGAAAACTTTGCTGAGTCAACACAACCGGATCATCCTCTAAGAGGCCAAATATGGTTCGACTCTAGTCAATCAAAATTGAAAGTGTATAACGGTATTAGTTTTGTACCAGTCAGTTCTGCAACAATATCCAGTGCTCAGCCTTCAACATTGGCCATAGGCGATCTATGGTATGATGATGTGGGCAAACAAATATTTTTCTTTGATGGTACTTCGGCAATATTGTTAGCTCCGACCTATAGCAGTTCACAGAGTCTAAGTGGACTCCGAGTTGATACTATATTAGATACTCTTAATCAAACTAGAGTTATTACCAGCTTGTATAACAATGGTATATTATTAGGCATATTTTCCAAAGACAGCTTCACGCCAAAAATAGCTATTATTGGCTATACAGGCAGCATCGAACCTGGGTTTAATGCAGGAACATTGGCTAATTTTAAAATACGTGCCACCTGCACCAACAGTGACAGCCTCGGAGGCGCATCTGCTACTACCTATGTTCGCACTGATACTGCTAATGCAATCAACGGACAATTACAAATTACTGTTGACTCGGGATTAATCTTTGGGTCAGCCAACCAAGGATCGTTGTTTGTTACAGATGGTAATGTAAATTTAGCCAATTCCGCAAGTAATAAAAATATTACGTTAAGCGTGAATAGAGCAGATACTCAAGAAAACGCAATAGTAATAAATTCAAATGCAAGGACTATTGGACTATATCCTACAGAATCTTCTAGCACCATTAATCTCGGTGGAAATCTGGTAGTAAACGGAAATCTCACAGTAGAAGGAACTACCACTACACTAAACACCAGTATTTTCACAGTAGAAGATAAAAATATTATTATTGCCAATGTTACCAGCCCCACCAACAGCACAGCTGACGGTGCAGGCATAACCATCAAAGGCACCACTGATAAAATCATTGCTTATAGTAATAGCAGCAATTGGTTAGACATTTCTGAAACATTGAATCTAGCATCAGGTAAAGCGGTATACATAGGCGGTACAAAAGTCATTGATGGAAACAGCTTAGGTTCTGCTATTACCAGTATTCCCGGGGTGAGCTCATTTGGTACACAAAATGTAGTAAACGTTGGCCCGGGTGCTCCGGCCGTAACACAACTGAGATTAGAAAACCATAGGATCTCTACAGTATCAACTAACTTTGATATTGAATTAGAACCAGATGGCACTGGCAATGTTTCTTTGATCGGTAGCCCAAGGATTATCGGCATGGCAGATCCCACAGCTGCCCAAGATGCTGCTACTAAAGAATATACAGATAACAAAGTAGAATCAAGACCGTTAATTTTCAGCATTGATCTTTCCGATGGAAAATCAAACACATATATAATTGCTAGCATATTAAATAATCTTGCTCCGGTAGGTGAATATCGCACAGGAACCTATGCAAGAATATTATGCAGTTTGATCAGCAATAATGCACAGAGTCTAGAAATAAACTCACTGCCTCCGGCATTCTCAACAGCAGCATTCTTAACTACTCTTGGCGGCGCTAGCAGTTTGGCTATTACCAACATAAGTTTTCCAACAGCCACTATCTCAGCAGCCAGTGTGTCTGTGACAAGAATTATTAAATTGTTTCAAATAGTAGGTGGTGTGTGGGCATGGCAATCAGATACCAGTTTACCACCATAATGAACCAGGAGCGGCATAAATGGCCTATGTAATTAACAAGTTTAATGGGGTACAATTAGTAGTGTTGGATGACGGCACTATAGATACCACCACCAGTCTGGGTCTAGTGGGCAGGAACTATGTGGGCTACGGTGAAACACAGAATGAAAATTTTGTATTTCTCTTAGAAAATTTTGCCAACACAGCTCCTCCTTCGAGACCGTTGCCTGGGCAGATATGGTTTAATACCACAGACGATACGGCATATGCCTATGATGGATCAAATTGGAATCCTATTGGATCGGCTACACTAAGTTCATCAGCCCCACCTAATACCAACTCCGGTGCTCTATGGTTAAAAACTCCTATTAATCAATTATATGTATATACTGGTACAGAATGGAGATTTATAGGACCTGAGGCTGTGGAAGGATTTGGATCCACTAGAGCCAGAGCTGGCTCTTTAGATAATACAGCAGGCGATCCTCAGCCTGTGATCTTTTTAGAAACCAATGGTTCTGTATTTGCTATCTGTACTGCTGCTGCGTTTGTTATAAATCCCAGCAATTCAGTCGCTGGATTCGGCAATGCCTTGCAGGCGGGAATTAATTTATCTGCCACAGCCAAGATCAATGGCAGCATAACAGGCAACGCTGCCACAGCAGATCAATTGGCCACTGCAAGATTGATTAATGGCGTGCCATTTAATGCTTCATCCGACGTCACAGTGACCGCTAACACTACTAATCTATTGAAAAAAGGCACTTATATTGCTGGTGCTGATTTTAACGGTAGTTCAGAAACTACATGGAGTGTTGACGCAACATCTTCCAACGTTATAGGAAAGCTAGTAGCAAGAAATTCAGAAGGTGGATTTTCGGCAGGTACTATTACAGCTACATTTATAGGTGATCTAACTGGCAATGTTACTGCTGCTAGCGGAACCAGTGTATTCAACACAGTACAGGCTAATCAATTTATCGGAGCTACTTTGTCAGGTAATGCAGCTACCGCTACAAGATTGGCTACTGCGCGAACTATAAACGGTGTAAATTTTGATGGATCTAACAGTATCACGGTATCGGCTAGTGCAGAAACATTAACAGGAAATGCTATTAATAATTCTGTGACACTAAGCGGCCTGACACAGGTAGGTACACTAAGTTCTCTAAATGTCAATGACAGTGGAATATTTCTAGGCAGCGGAACACAACTGAGAGTATTTGTAGACTCCAGTGTCCCCACAATTAGATCAACCACTGGTCGATTGAATTTTGATATGGGTGGCAGCGGACCTGATATTAACTTTGTAGATTCTGCAACTTCTTTGAGCCTCGGTGGACCAAATGCTCCGGCTATAACAGGCGACAACACCACCAATCTCGGTATCACAGGATACAAATTTAACAGTGTGTATGCCAATAACTTTTTTGGTAACGCTACCACAGCTACCCTAGCAACCACAGCTACTAATCTTCCAGGCGGCGGCCTTGGCGCTATTCCTTATCAAACAGCAGCTGGCGCCACTACCATGTTAGGCCTGGGAGCATCTGGTACTGTGCTTACTGCACAGGCAGGTGGACTAGCATGGCAGACGATTGCTCAAGAATCTCTAACCAAAGGTAGTTATTTGAATATGATAAACACCACCACTAGTGGTAGTTTAAGTTTATTTGATGGTAATATTCCGGCAACAATTTCAGTAGATGCTACCACAACTAACACCGCTAGTAAAGTTGTAGCACGTGATGCCAGCGGCAATTTTTCAGCAGGTACGATCACAGCTAATCTCGTAGGAGCAGTTACAGGTAATGCTTCTACCGCAACACAATTACAAACTGCAAGAAACATCAACGGGGTATCGTTCAATGGCACACAAGATATAACAATTGTAGCTACTGACGCTACTAAAGTGGCACTGGCAGGCAGCACTATGACAGGGTATCTAACATTAGTTGGCGCTCCTGTGAATGGCAATCACGCCACCACTAAAACTTATGTAGACAGCAGATTGCCTCAGTATACTATTGTCAGTGGAGCACAATACAGCACATCGGGATTTACCAATCAAGTTGGATCATTCAACGATGGTGCTAACTTCTTTGATGTGTTCCCCCCGGCGGGAAAAAGCATGGGAAATATTGTAGCTTTCATTCCGTCTATCCATGTAATTCATTATGCTGGCGGTGTCAACGGCGATGATTCAATGCGATGTACATATTCGTATCTCGGTGATAGGATCAGAGTCTATGTGCAGAACACAGAACAACGAAGCACACCTGCAGCCAACTATTTGGCCATTTGGAGTTAATCATGAATTACGTTTGTATAGAAAATAATCTAGTAGTTGGTGTATTAAATTACCAGCCCAATGTACCGGGCTCAGTTACAGTAGTAGAAATTACAGATGCACAAGCTGCCCAAATAGCAGCTCAAACACATTATTTTGATGTACCTAGCAGATCTGTTACTGCGGTAAGCTCTGCTATTACAGCGCAAAAAGTAGCAGATGTTGCCAACGGACAAGAGCGTGAATTTTTAAACAGCACAGATTGGAAAGTTTTAAGGCATATTAGACAGAAAGCACTGAATATCGCCACCAGTCTATCAGATGCAGAATACATACAACTTGAGCAACAGCGTGAAGCCGCAGCAGCTCGTATAGTATGACAGCAATAAATACAAGATATTAGGGGCTAACAGCATGGCATATGAAGTCAACAAATTCAACGGTGTATTTTTAACGTCAGTAGCTGACGGCACCATCGACACCACTACTGATCTAAGATTAGTTGGTAAGAATTACGCAGGTTACGGTGAAGTACAGAATGAAAATTTTGTGCATCTATTAGAAAATTTCGCCAACACCACAGCACCTCCTAAATCTATTACTGGTCAAATCTGGTTCGATACCTCTACTAAAAAACTCAAATTCTATGATGGAACTAGGTTCAAAGTAGCCAGCGGCGCCGAAGCCAGCGCATCCGCACCCAGCGGTCTAGCCGCAGGCGATTTTTGGTGGGATACCGGAGCTAAACAATTATACACATACAACGGTACAGCATTCACTCTAATCGGTCCGATTTCTAGTCCGGATCTAGGAACTTCGACGATTAGTCCAGCAGTGGTCTATGGAACCATAGGCACCGCAGAAGGCCCACATACTATATTAAAGGTCATATCTGATAGCAAAACTATTGCAGTGATCAGCAAGACTGCATTCACTCTCGACAACAGTAAAAATGCCATAGATGATTTTACAGTCATAAAGAAAGGCGTTACATTGGCCAAATCACAAACTGGTGTGTCCACTGATGATTTTACCTTTTGGGGTACTGCTAGTAACGCCGCTAAACTAGGCGGCTTCACAGCCGACCAATATATTAAAACAGGCGAAAGCTCATTTACGTCAGAAGTCAGTTTCAAAGATCCCGGCCTGCAAGTAGGTGATGGTAACGATCTTAGAATACGAGTAGAAGGCGGAAATCAAGTTGTAGTTGAAAATCGCTTAGGTAACGAAATTACATTTAGAATCACAGTTACTGAGACTACGGATGAAAGAGACATAGCTGTTATAACCTCCACAGGACTAGTTCCCGGAGTTGGTGGTTCTTATACGTTAGGAACTTCAGACTTGCGATGGAGCAATGTCCATGCTAATATATTTACTGGCTCTTTGGTAGGTGCAGTTACAGGAAATACAACCGGCAGTCACAAAGGCAATGTGCTGGCCAATGATAATGATATCATGATCAATGCTGCTACCAAGCAGATAGGATTTGCTGGTGCTAATATTGTAGGCACATTAACTGGATCTATCACAGGATCATCTGCCACAGCCGCAGATGCCGGCACCCTAAACGGATTGGCTTCCAGCGCCACTGTGCCTGGGTCGGCAATAGCCACAGTGACTATACGTAATTCCAGCGGTAACATATTAGCTAACCAATTTGTGGGCATAGCAGACAACGTAGACCGTACGTTTATTGACCGCACTGATGCTAGAGTTGACCCAGCGTGGTCAGATGGCACAGCCAGTACTCAATACAGAACTGCTAGACTCACAGCCACTGCTTACAGCATAGCTGCTAGGGATGTCAGCGGTAACATCACAGCTAACATCTTTAATGGCACAGCCACAGCTGCTCGATACGCTGACCTAGCAGAAAAATATCTTGCTGATCAAGAATACGAAGTTGGCACAGTGGTGATGATAGGCGGCGAAAAAGAAGTTACTGCTGCAGATGTCAACACTCGTGCTGTTGGAGTGGTATCTGCCAACCCAGCTTACATGATGAACAGTGAATTACAAGGCGGCACTTATATCGCTCTAAAAGGTCGTGTACCATGCAAGGTATATGGTTCAGTTAGAAAAGGTGATCGGTTGGTAGCTGGCCCTAGAGGCGCAGCAATTGCCGCACATGGCAATTATGCCAATGTGTTTGCAGTAGCACTAGAGTCAACTGGATCAGATAATATTAGCGTAATAGAAGCATTGGTGTTATAATGACTTTAGGAACCAACGTCTTTGCTGCACAATATGTAGCTATACAAAACAAAGCAGAAACAATGATAGGCACAGGTTCTGGCACACTAGGCTACGGACAAACTATACAAAGTTCCGACGTGTTTTCTGGCAACACAATTACCAAAGCACAATGGGATCTAATTAAATTTGATATTATTAATATTAAATTTCATCAAGATGGAACCATTCCTCCGGTAGTGAATGTTAATGTAGGCGATCCTATAGGGTTTGGAGCTAATTCACCGAATACCAATTATGATATACTATTAAATGATGCCAGTGCAAAAAGGTTTCTCATAGCCGGAAGCCAATCTATAGTCGCTGCCAAAGCCAGCCAAACATATAGCACACCGTGGTCCACGCAGGCACAGGCAACACTAACAGTGACATTTGGTGATGCTAATCAAGGCAGATATTTTTTCAACAGCGGCGGCAAAATAAGATTAACTTCGTCTCTAGTAGGAGCAGCAATATCACCACAGATCACTGCTTGGGTTAATTTTCTAAGCTCAGTTGGCACGCAGGGATTTGGTGCCGACACTGACCCTGCAGTTAATTACTATACAATGACAAATTCTTATCAGACCTATTATCAAAATTTCTTGAGCAGTTCTTATTCTGCCAACAGTTACAAACTTGAAGCCAGAACCAATGTATCAAACAATTCCACTGGAACAGCCACGCAGTTAGAAATACGTGTGACACTTTTAGATAGCTACATTGATCCGGACACAGCTAATCCCGGCCCGCCAACCTTTGCGCCAAACGACGTTGTCAACGGCACCTTGACCATATCTGTATCTGAACTCAAAGCATCCGGGCAATTACAACCTTCTGGTACTTTTTCTATAACCAGCCCATCGTATTCACTTTCTAGTATAACAGGCAGTTAAGGACTTAAATAATCTCATGCCAGCAGTTAACAGTAAAATTCTTAAAGTAGATTATAACGCAATCAGAGACAAGGTAATTGGGGTCTTGGGATTCGGATCAGGTAATTTTGGTTACGGTCAGCAGGCACGGATTCAATCAACGGCAGTCACCGATGACAGCAAAGTCACCATCAACGAATGGGCCAATCTCAGATATGATATTATCAACGCCTACAAGCATCAAAACGGATCTAATCCAACCACTGCTGTGGTCTCTGAAGGTGGCACAATAAGGTATACTTCGAGCTTTACCCCAGACACCGGCACACTGGATGTGCCCCAACGCCAGTATGATGCATGGGCAGATGATTTAATCACTTATAGATTTTTAGTAGCAGCTGGCGAGTCCGCCACCACTGGAGTTGTGTCATCAAGTAAAACAACTTCGTGGTTATCTCAATGTGTGTGTACCATACAGATCTATTGGTCAAATTCCAATGATGCCAGATATTGGTTCAACAGTGGCGGCAAAGTCCGAATCAGTGCATCTAGATCCGGCGGCGCTGCAACTAATCAAAATACATCGTGGACTAGTTTATTGAGTTCGGCCGGTACTCAGAGTTTCGGTGCCGCGACCCCGAGTACAGGAACATCACCCAATGATGGCACAAATTGGTATAAAACTACCAGCACATTTCAAACCTACTACACAGCCACCGCATCAAGCCCTTATGGATCTAACACCTATCAATTGCAGGCTAGATGTGTTGACCAACCCAGTAACAGTGGAGGCTCTGCAAGCCAATTAGAGATTCGGGTGCTATTCACAGACCCATATGTTGATCCAGGAGTCGGAGTACCACCTGCAGGAGTCCAAACTCAAACAGCAGCGAATTTCCCCCCTGGAGATTTAGTGGATGGTACGCTGACTGTGAATGTTTCTTCACTGTATGCCACAGGTATTATGGTGCCTGGAAGCTTAAACTTTACAGTGCCTCAACCAATTATTGCCATAGGCGCAGTAACCGGCAGTTAATTAATTTTTCCCAGGTTCTAGTTCATCTATAAATAAACTACGTAGTTTATCAAGGAGAACTCATGGACCAACAGCTTAAACAAGCTCTGGATTTTGCCAACTATCAACAGACCTTTTCTATTCAAAAAAAAGTTCTCAAAGAACGTATGTCAGCCAAACTAACCTATGGATTCAATGGCGGCCTGTTTCGAATCGATAGAACTCTTTTGACTTTTGTAGACATGCTGTGCGCCAAGGATAGAACATCCGGAGTGATTCTGTTAGATGCCAATGAAAATCCTGTGCTAGTAGATGACCTCGAAGAATTCCGTGATGAGATTTTTCGCAGATATTTTGAAGTCACTAATGAATATTTTGAACAACATCAAAAGATTAAAAAAAGTAGATCTGTGGAAAAACTAATATCGCAATGACACAGGGAATACTACTCTACGCACACAACAATCGCACAGTTGATTATGCATTAATGGCG